TAAGTTATGCTATTGGTATTAAAGAACCAACAAGCATTTATATTGATTCGAACGGACACAATCGTTCGATAGCTAACTTTATTGAGCGTGAAATTGATTTAACACCAAAAGGAATCATTGACAGATTTGATCTTTTCAACTATACTAACTATAGCGAGAATTGTATTTACGGACACTTTGGTGACAAAGATGTACCTTGGGAGCAAATGGGGTGGTAATTTTACTTGACATCTATCGCAAACTCGTGTATAATAATATACAACGCAACTTAAACAAGGCAATATAATGGCAACTTATGTACTAGTAGACACAGCAAATACATTCTTTCGTGCAAGGCACGTTATTCGAGGCGACTTAGATACAAAGATAGGTATGGCGTTTCATATCACACTTGCTGGTGTTAGAAAGGCATGGCAGGACTTTAAGGCTGATCATGTTGTGTTCTGTTTAGAAGGTCGTAGCTGGCGCAAAGATGTTTATGCTCCTTATAAACGCAACCGCAAAGTATCTCGAGATGCACTTACAGAAGCACAACAAGAAGAAGAGACACTGTTTTGGGAGGCGTTTGATACATTTAAAGATTTCGTCGATACAAAGACTAATTGTACAGTTATGCAACACAAGCAACTAGAAGCAGATGATCTTATTGCTGGTTGGGTACAAGCACACCCTAACGATAATCATGTTATTATTAGCACAGATGGCGACTTTGCACAACTTATTGCTCCTAATTGTAAGCAGTATAACGGTGTATCTGAGACTACTATTACACACGAAGGTTACTTTGATAAGAAAGGTAACCGTGTAATTGATAAGAAGACACAAGAGCCTAAGCCTGCACCGCATCCTGACTTTATGTTGTTTGAAAAGTGTATGCGTGGTGATACTAGTGATAACGTGTTTAGTGCTTATCCTGGTGTACGTAAGAAAGGTACTAAGAACAAAGTTGGACTTATTGAAGCATATGAAGATAAAGGTGCTAAAGGATACAACTGGAATAACATGATGCTACAGCGTTGGGTAGATCATGAAGGTGTAGAACATCGTGTACTAGATGACTACAATCGAAACGTTGTATTATGCGACTTAACGGCACAACCTGGTAATATTAGAAGTATTATTAATGATGTTATTGAAGACGCAGCACAACCTAAACAAATATCACAAGTTGGAATGCGTCTTATGAAGTTTTGCGCTAAGTGGGATCTCCAGCGAATGAGTGAACAGGCTCAAAGTTATGCGGAGCCGCTACAAGCGAGGTATATAGGATGACACTAAAAGCAAAAGAAATTATAGACGGAAAGTTTTGGATACTCGAAAGCGAAGGTAACAAGGTTGCAACCCTTGCTTACTCAGATGAAAAGTATATGGTAACTGATGCAAATGGCACAAGATTTGTTGATGACAAAAGAGCGTTAGAAAAAGACTTAGGGACTGTTAACTGGAGTGCGCTAGAAATTACAGAAGTCACACTAGACGAAGTTCACGGCTTTCCTACAAGTTGCAAACCGCATAATCCACTTTATGATATTAAACAGAAACTACCGTTGTTTACAAAAAGCGATAAATCTAAAAGTTTGTACTGTGCAGGATTTTATATTATTCAATTTGAAAAAGGCTGGGTTAAGAGCTTTTGTCCTAAATCAATTACTATTGAACGTTATGCATATAAAGGACCTTTTACTACAGCAATCGAAATGCGTACAGAATTGAGTAAAGCAAATGCTAAATGAGCCGCTTAACACTGCGTCTATACAGCAGTTTATATCTCAAGTAAGAAGTGCTGACGCTAGTAGGGCTAGAGATGTCACATTAGACATCCAGCAGGCTAAGCGTCTAGCATTTACACTAGGCGAAGTAATGGCTAGACTCAACGGAGACTTAGAAAGTTTACTGGCAAAACAGGGCAATACCGACAACGAAGTCATCGAAGTTCAAATGGACGGTGGCAAAGGTTGGTAAAAATAGCTAAATATATACGTAGTTTATTAAAGGACAACGTATATGAGCAGACCAAAACCAACGGTTTTATTAGAATTTATAGATAAAAAGACCTATAAAAGCGAACAAATACTCGATGCTGATGCTATATGGGCAGTATTCTATAACAACAAACCATTTAATCTTAAATCATCACATAGTTTAACAAACTATCCAGGGCCTAAGTATAAGAAAGTATCCTTCTCTAACCCAGGACATGCTATTAATTTAGCTAAAAAACTTAATGATTTATTCAGCTGTGAGAACTTTACTGTTGTAAAGCTATCTGCAGGTGAGAATGTTCCACTGGTTGACTAATGAACTGGAAAGAAACTTACACTAAGATTTTTCTAAAGAATTCCGGTAAGGCTGTACACGAAGCAAGTCTTACTGAGTATATGTCGTCCTGGTGGCAAAACACTAGATCAAAAGATACAGGCGGACTTCGTCTTACAGACGCAGGATATGCATTTGTAACAGAAGAACTTGAATTACAGATGTATGCAGTGCCGTATCCAAAAGGGTTTGAATTCACTACTAATGTTATTATATGGATGGATCAGTTTATAGACTGCCCGTACTACTTTGACAAGACAGGCATTACTGTTACTAACGAAAAAAAAGCTATGGAACTTCATTTGTTTAGTGGCGATGTTAGAAAATATGGCCTAATAAAAGCAATGAATAGACAAAAAGATTCCAAAAGTGGTTGACCATTAGTGTAGTTGGTGCTATAATATACACATACTAATAAAACAGTATGGCACTGATAGAAACTAAAGAGGAATACAAAATGGAAAACGTAGCAATTCGAACTGTATCACCCAACCGTGCAAAGAAGAGTATTAGGCATGCTTTCAAAAAGCAACGTCCTATCTTTATGTGGGGTCCTCCGGGTATTGGTAAATCCGACATTGTCGGGCAAGTAACTAGAGAACTTCCTAATTCACACTTAATTGATATTCGCTTGTCGCTTTGGGAACCTACAGATATTAAAGGTATTCCGTACTATGCAGCAAACGATAATGTGATGGCATGGGCACCGCCACAAGAATTACCAACAGCAGAATTTGCAGCACAATATGATTGGATTGTATTGTTCTTAGACGAAATGAATTCAGCGGCTCCGGCAGTACAGGCGGCGGCTTATCAGCTTATTTTAAACCGTAAAGTCGGTGCTTATAAGTTACCAGATAACGTACTAATTGTTGCAGCTGGTAACCGAGATGCTGACAAAGGTGTTACTTATAGAATGCCTGCTCCGTTAGCAAACAGATTTGTACATATTGAACTAGCAGTTGACTGGGACGATTACTTTGCTTGGGCTGTAGCAAATAATATCCATGCAGATGTTGTTGGTTACTTAACATTTAGCAAAAAAGATCTTTACGATTTTGATCCTAAGAGTCCAAGTCGTTCTTTTGCAACACCTCGAACATGGTCGTTTGTATCAGAATTACTAGAAGATGACCTAGATGAAGAAACAACAACTGATCTTGTATCAGGTGCTGTAGGCGAAGGACTTGGAATAAAGTTTGTTGCTCACCGCAAGGTAGCAGCGTCTATGCCTAACCCAACTGACATTTTAGCAGGAAAGGTTAAAGAGCTTAAGACTAAAGAAATCAGTGCCATGTATTCCTTAACAGTCTCGCTCTGCTACGAACTTAAAGAAGCATCCGACAAAGGCGATAAGAAGTTTGACGATAAAGTTAATAACTACCTACGCTTTATGATGGATAACTTCGAAACTGAGTTAGTTGTAATGGGTATTAAGTTAGCCCTTACGCAATATGCGTTACCAATTGACCCAGACGAAGTAGAATGCTTTGATGAGTTCCATGAACGCTTTGGCAAGTATATTACCAAAGCACAAGAAGCATAGACGTAAGAGTTTGGGCGATCTCTTCAAAACGCCCAATTACGCTTGACATCTATTGTTAAATATAGTATACTGTAAGAACAATAAAGCATTATAGGAGTTAACGTTATGGGCATAGACATTAAAGGATTTACAGCAGATCCGGATATTACACCAGAAGCATTAGCTATAATGCGCACAAAAGTAATGGAAGACATTATTGTTGCTAGAGTAGGTTTGCTACTCCGTCATCCGTTCTTTGGTAATATGGCAACACGCCTTAAAATTTTACCGTGTGACGATTGGTGTCCTACAGCGGCAACTGACGGGCGTCACTTGTATTTTAACACACAATTCTTTAATGCAATGACAAATAGAGAAATTGAATTTGTCATTGCACACGAAATCCTACATTGCGTATTTGATCACTTAGGCCGCAGAGATGACCGTGATCCTATGATCTATAATATTGCTGCAGACTACATTGTAAACAACTTACTTGTACGTGATCGCATTGGTGAAAAGCCTAAAGTAGTAGATTGTTACCAAGACTTTAAATACGATAACTGGAGTTCAGAATCTGTTTATGATGAACTATTTGAAAAAGCAAAACAAAACGGTGAAGAATATTTAAAGCAACTGGGTGAAATGTTAGACGAACATCTTGACTGGGAAGGCGACAGCGAAGGCGAAGGTCCTGAAGAAGGTGGCAACGGAGGCAAAGCGCAACCTAAATATTCAAAAGATGAAATGCGCAAGATCAAAGAAGAGATCAAAGAAAGCATGATGTCAGCCGCTCAAGCATCAGGTGCAGGTAATGTTCCGGGTGAAATTGCACGTATGATTAAAGACCTTACTGAACCTAAAATGAACTGGCGTGAAATACTACGTCAACAGATTCAAAGCACAATACGTTGTGACTACACGTTTAGTCGTCCATCACGCAAAGGTTGGCATACAGGTGCAATACTTCCAGGTATGAATTTTGATGAAACTATCGACTTGTGCATTAGCATTGATATGTCGGGGTCAATTGGTGAAATTCAAGGACGTGACTTTTTAAGTGAAGTACAAGGCATTATGGACGAGTACAGAGACTACAACATTAAATTGTGGTGCTTTGATACTAAAGTATATAACGAACAAGACTATAGTGCAGACGACGGCGAAGACTTAGTTGACTACGAAATTATGGGCGGTGGCGGAACTGATTTTTCTGTAAACTGGACATACATGAAAGAACAAGATATACAACCTAAGAAGTTTATTATGTTTACAGACGGATATACTTGGGACGGTTGGGGCGACGAAGATTATTGCGACACAGTGTTTGTAATACATTCTAATAACGACAAGGCACTGCAAGCACCATTTGGGACTACAGTACATTATGATGCTGCTTAAATCAAAACAACCAAATCGATTAGAAGTTTTTAAGTGCAGGAAGACTAGTTCTCCTCCTGCACATTTTGAATATATAAAACTTCCACTAACCTATAATTTATCAGATAGTATTTCAAATTGGATTGCAGACCATTTAAAAGGTCGGTACTATGTAGGACGTTCGATAGCTGTAAACGAAACACGATCAATAGAAACTATACTTAAAGTAGGTTTCGAAGACCCGAAAGAACTATCATATTTCACATTGGCTTGTCCACTTTTGAAATATAAGTAAATATTTTTGAATAATTAATAGTACAAGGAGTTAAAAAAACTATGACCGAAGAAACAACATCAGCAACCGCAAATGCGCAAACTGAAACACCAGTCGAACTTACAGTTCAAGACTTAGGTAATATCAAACAAATCATCGATGTAGCAAGTCAACGAGGCGCTTTTAAGCCTGGTGAAATGACTGTAGTCGGTACAACATACACGAAGTTAGAAACATTTCTAGCGGCAGTGGCACAACAGCAATCGCAAGGCGAAGCTGAAGGAGAAAAATAATGTATAAGCACGTTGGCAGAATTAAGACGAACCAAAGAAAAGTAATTGTTGCATATAGAACTGTTCCAGGTGAACCTGAAAATTGTCTTGTAGTAACTACAGAAAATTTAATGGCAGAAGAACATGATGCATTAATGAAGCTGATCGAAAGTGACGGCGGACAAAATGAAGATGTATTTGCAAATGCAATGGCTAGAGCAAGACTACCTGATGGTAGAATTATGTTACCAGCATTTCATGTTACAGGAAAGATTCAAAAGGTCCCAACTAGCCTAGTAGAAATGACACCTAATAGAAGTGACATTATTCCGTTAGACGATCTAAATAAAATGATTGCTGAACAACGCGGAGTTGGCATTGAAGATCTTGCAGCTATCGATGCTGGCGGAGCAGCTACAGTTACAGAAGTAGCAAAAGTAAACGAAATGCCAGTTATTGAAGATACTGCACCAGCAACAGCCAGTGACGAAGTACTTGATGATGCAGCATTAGCAGCACAGTTTCGTTCGCAAGCAGATCGTATGAGCAAAGAAGCGGCCGCACTACGTAGGCAAGCAGAAGAACTAGTTCCGACTAAGAAGAAAAAGTCTGTAACGGCCAGTGCCTAAACCCAAAAATAAGAAGTTACCACAGGACATTATAGATCATTGGCCTGAAGTATTTCGAGATGTAGATATTAAAGTTGTACCAGTAAAATATCTGCATAGCGTCCGAGTGTTCTTTACCGATGGTAAGGTATGGGACATTGACGTTGCTAAGTCTAGAGAAAAAGAAAATGCCGAAGACATTGAAAATTCTTTAGAAGAGTTGTTTAATAATTACGAAGAAAATATTGACAACGTTGACTTTAGGCTTGACACTGTTAAGATTAAAGCAGATATCCAAGGACGGACACGATCCTTTATGAAGCGTCGAAAGTAATTTGTTTGGCATTTTGTATAAATACATGTAGACAGTCCAGGAGTTAAATATGGCCCTAAAATTAAGAAGAGGTACGAACGCAGAACGAACTGCGATTACGCCCGTAGCCGGTGAACTAGTATACACCACTGACACTAAGAAAGTGTGGGTAGGCGATGGTTCTACGGTCGGAGGTAACATTGTTACCGGGCAAAACGACATTGTAGACGATACTACACCACAACTAGGTGGCAACCTAGATTTAAATGGCAACAACATTACAGGTACAGGTAATATAAACATTACAGGTACAGTTACAGCATCAGGTAATATTAACTTAGGCGATGGCGCCGGCGGTGATATTATTGCTGTAGGCGGCGTAGTACAAGGTGCATTGATCCCAGATGTATCAGTAGCATACAATCAAGGTTCAAACATAGCACGTTGGAACACTGGATTTTTTAGTTCCTTAGATGTTCTAGGACATATACAAGCAGATAGTATACAAGGTGATTTAATTGCTGATGATAGTACAGTATCTTGGAACCAAACAACAAATCAATTCTCTGGCATATTTGTAGGAACATTAGAAGGTGATGTAAACGGTAGTTTATTTGCTGACAATTCAACACTAATGGTTGATGGTGTTAATAATCTTGTTGTAGCTGATGTTAATAATACAAGGGTTACAACAGGCGATGCAATAGTTTCTAATGCAACTGGATCAAACTTACGTCTTAATTATAACGCTGTTGGCGCATCTGCTAATACTATATTAGGACAACTAGTTTTCCAAGATCAGGATGTAAGCAAAGCCATAATTCAAGGCAGACAGGGCAACATATATATAACTGCTGCTGATAACGGTGCTAAGGGTGTAACAATATACGAAACACATTCAGTACACGGCGGCATGAAGCTGCGTATTAATCCAACTAACACTGTATTCACTGAACCAACTGAAGCATTGCAGGTCGACGGTAATGCAATAATTTCAGGCGTAATTGATGCTGCATCGTTTAGAGGTTCATTAGTTGCTGATGATTCAACTACTATAGTTGATGCAATTAACAGCACTATAACAGTAGGCAGTTTTGTACAGTTTGGCAGTATGACTACTGCCGTACGTGATGCCATTACAGCAGCTAACGGCATGGTCATTTATAACACTACATTAAACAAATTCCAAGGCTACGAAAACGGTGCTTGGGCCAGCTTGATCTAACTTCACTTATTGCATTAGTAATTTAATAGGCAGATAAGTATTTGTATGGAAACATACTTAATACTTTTATCTGCCTATTTTCTTTATATGACCTTGGCTGTTATCGGAATAACTCTAGGGTATCACAGATATTTTTCACATAAAGAATTTAATGCAGCACCTTGGCAAGAAGTAATAATGCTTTATTGTGGATTGCTCTGCGGAGGTCGAAGCGTATTAGGCTGGGCAGGTGTGCATCGTATGCATCATATGTATGCTGATACAGAATTAGACCCTCATAGTTCAAAAAATCATCCGTGGTGGAAGATACTTTTTAGTTTATGGAAAGTTGAATCATTGCCGCGTAAATTTGTAAAAGACTTACTACGTAACAAACGTGTAATATTTTTTCACAAATACGGCACATACATTTTTATTGTTCATCAGTTATTATTTTTTGCAGTGTTTGGCGTTAACAGTCTTATAGTACACAGCATAGTATTTTCACTAGCATACTTAGGTTATGGTACACTTAATCTTTGGGGACATAACTTAAATGGGCCTATTAATAGAATATGGATCAATCTCATTGCACCGTTTGAAGGCAATCACGCAGATCATCATAAGGCGAGTATTAAATGAAATGGATACTCGCACCAATTGATAGTCACTTAGAAGATATTAAAACTCTGTTTGCAAAAACAGAAGGCCATAAACATGCTAACAATTACAGTAAATGGCCATTGTTTCAACATACAAAATTTGCCCGTATGGCTTGGGATTCGCATCTAATATATTATAGTGCTGGCATTGAGCGTCCGGAGTATAACGGTAGCATACGCATTATGAGCAGGCACACTAGAGACAGACAGTACAACTTTGGTGGTCTTAAAGCAGACCTTGCTCGAGGATTAGAAACGTTAGATGTTAGTACATCACACGCTATTAGTTTAGGCTACAAAGACATTTGGGTAAGCAGGGAAGAAAATGGCAAATTGCTAGATTACTTTCAACACCGTTCTAAATATGATTGGATAATAACACAAGAGGAAATACCGTTGGGAGGAATACAATGGGTATTACGATTGGCATAACTGGTCATACAAACGGCTTTGGCAAACATATTGCTAACGAGTGCAAAGAACAAGGATACACTATAAAAGGCTTTAGTAGATCTAACGGTTATGACTTGCAAGTTGATTGGGAAAAGATATTTGATCATAAAATAGACTATATTATAAACAATGCCGACATTGGTCTAACACAAGTCAATGTTAGCGTTAGAGCGTATAAAAACAAAATAAGATGCATAAACATTGGCAGTAAAATTACAGAAGCAAAAGTGTCCGGAGTACTTGAACAAATACAAAAAGACAATAAACTAACACTACGGCACTTTAGTAAAAATTATAACCAAACATATTTAACATGGGGATTTTTAAAAGGTCATCCTATATTAGAACACAATCCGCAATTATTAGAAACAATTACTATAGAAGATGCTGTAAAGGAGGTACTCAATGAGTTGGGAACTACACAATAATATAAATGCATTCGGCGATGTATGCGAGTTAAATAATATCTATTGCAGTACAACGCAAGTGATGAAAGAACTAGAACAATTTGAAAATGACTGGAAGAAATTTAATTCAGGCAAGCCTCGAATATTAAGAGACGGATTAAGTGTAACAAGTTTACACGGAGAATTAGATGGTCCTGATCTAGATAGTCTAAAAGACTTATATGAAAGAACAGGCAACAGTTACACTGAATTAGATTTTGCTACACTTACAGATGTATATCATAAATGTCCTGAATTGCAAAAGGTTATTAACCCATGGAAGCCTTGGTTAGCAAGATGTCATTTTTTGAGATTGCCACAAGGCGGTCATTTTCCTCACCATCTAGACGGTGGCAGAAAGGGGCCTCCAGATGTATTTAGGATTATTGTTCCTATACAAAATTGTGTCCCACCTAATTTCTTTATGATGATTAAGTCAGGCGCAAACTTTGAAAGCGTACCTTTTAAATACGGCATAAGTACATTTGTTAATACAACTAAAAGACATGTGTTGTTTAATGCAAATAGTAAAGACTCTATAATGCTTGTTATGAATATAAAAATTACAGACGATTCTTTTAACAAGTTTAGATTTGAAGTTTATTAATGATTCCTTATTTTGCCTCAACAGATTTAATTTCTAAACAAGAAACTGAATACTTAGAAAGTCTATTGCCGCAAGGAGACTTTGTTGAATACGATACTATTAGCGGAAGTCGCGATGGCAATTTGTGCTGGGATAAAAATATAGATGAATTTAATAAGTTTAACTTAAAAAGCTACACATTCTTTGTACACCAGCCTGGCTATACCAAAGTAACTGCACACGTTGATAATACAAAATGGAAACGTAACACTGTTTTAATTGTACCGTTACATTACCACAAGCATTATGCTCCCTGTTATTTTACAACCGGTCCTCAGATACATTTAAGCACACCATACTTGTTTAACACACAATTAGAACATTATATTAATAATAACAAACACGATAGATACAATTTTCAAATATGCTTTGAAGAACCAATAGAGGAGGTTGCTAAATGTTTGACCCTAAGATGAATGAAGCATTTGTTCATTGCGACCCAATCAGCAATACAAAAGAGCTTACACAATTATTTTATAACATGACTGGCGAAATATGGACCGACCTAGACTTTGGTGACCAAACATATTTAAATGTGTATATGCAACGTCCGAAAGATTTAATGACTAAACGAGATATCTATAATGGCCTTAGAGGCTTTGATATGAAAGACGAATCTAATTGGCTAGACTATGTTACAGAAACACAATACGAAACAGGTGTGCTATACTATGTAAAACTACGCAAAGAAAATGCAAGGATAGAAGATCATCAATGGCTTAACATATACTGCTTTGTACATAAAGATTTTAGAGAGCTTGGTAAGAAGTACTGGGACGAACTTGAACAGACTATACCAGACTTAAGAAGTAACTACTGGTTTAGCTACATGGAGCATGATTGTTGTTTCCAATGGCACACCGATGGTGATACTGGATTTAGATATCATCATGTACTACTTAACGACGGTGAAGGAGTAACTAGTAGTATCGAAACTAGTGACGGTAGTGTATTCCGTAACCCCGGAGAAGGATTTATTTTAAACACTGCTAAACCTCATAGTGTTGTACCCTGTCGTAGTGTTAGACTACATGCTGTTGCTAGTGTTAATGGTCCTAAGAGTACACGTAAAGATCATAATAATCAGTGGTTAGAAGATACAAATAAAACTTGGAAGGATTGGGAACGTGAACACGGTTATAGTACTTGATAGCATATTTGACGAAGACTATCTACAACAACTAGACGAACTTTGCAAGGGCGAACTACTACAATTAGATAGTGAAACAGGATCGCACGTAGGCGAATATACAGACTACGAATGGCAAATGATTAAGAATGATATTAGGACTAGTCCACATAGACTAATGCTGTTGAGTGAAATAGGTGAACACATTGGCACAAGTTTGCCTATTAATGATTTAGAACCGATGCAACTGTTTGCTAAAAAGTTTACTTCCAGTAGTCGTATAGGCAAACACAAAGAAGACCCGGAAGTGTACGGCGACTGGGTGTGGATGCTGTATCTTACAGATGAGACTGATGGAGAATTATGTACAGAAGATATGCGTATATTGCCAAAACGCAACAGACTTGTAATAATGCGTACAGGTTTTGATCATTGGGTAGAACCGTGTACAGGCGAAAGACTTAATCTTAGTGGTTGGCCGTTTGTAACAAAACAAGTGAAACAAAGATGGAAAAATTAGATAATGGAAAGAAAAAGATTTTATAACAACAGTCTAACTAGACAGGGAAATACAGTTATCAAAGAAAGTCAGTGGCCTGTAGATAAAACGGCTCTTGATATATTGATAGCAGAACAACCAAACTTTCTTCCAAAAATATTAGAGTACGACAGCAATAAAATTATTTACGAATACATTGAAGGTATATCTGTTGGAAAATATTTAAAAGACATAAAAGCTGATGCACAAGATATGGTTGAAATTTATGTTCAAATAAATGATATTTGGAAGAACTTTTTAGAACTTTCTAAAAAATATTGTAATGGTAAAATGATTTACCATAATGATCTCCATTTATATAATATGATATATTCAGAAGGTAAAGTTATTTTAACAGATATAGATAGTATAACAATTTCAAACCATGTAAGTTTCCAAACCACACACAGTTATCTATTTCACCAAATGGAAGAAATATTATATGCTAGAATTCAAAAATAAAATATTATTACACATTCCTAAATGTGCAGGAACAAGTATTCTGACAGCTCTTAAACTTGATGTGTGGAATGGTGATGATCATTATAATGAAAATTATGATGCACGTATACACTACAATGATATTCAACAAACACATATACCTGCAAAAGATATAAAAATAGACAAGCCAAAAGTTGCGTTTGTGCGTAATCCTTGGGACAGAACAGTTTCAAGGTATTGGTATTGCAAAAAAAGATACAAAGTACAAGAAACTTTTGAAGAGTTTGTGCAACAAAAAATAATGAAAGTAGATTACGACTGGGGTCCACCTAGTTGGAGATGTCAAAGTGATTGGTTAGATGAAAATACAGTTTTCTACAAAATAGAAGACGGTATAGAAAAAGTTTTACATAATGAATTTGGTGTTAACATAAAATTACCAATAATTAACGGAATGAAAATTAATAATTATAAAATTGAAGATAAAAACATATATGATTTAATTGGTCAGTATTATGACAAAGATATAAAACTATTTAATTATTAAATACGTTGTGTAAAGTTTCCCAATCATATTCTGTATTACATACAAAACTTATTAAAGCTCTTTCTTTTTGTGGTGGCTGAACTTTGTGCCATACCGCAGTATTCAATAATACTGGAAGTTCTTTTACAGTGATTTTATCTAAAAATTTCCATTTTATACTTTTTGCTTTTTCTGGATTGGCATAAAAGATTCTTGGATCGTTTATTTCACAATCAGGCTCTTCCCATATAGTATCGCAATCACCTGTTCCGTAAATTGGAAAATTTAAAACCGCTGTTATTTGTTTTCCTTTTGGTATAAGACTATATTGTCCTTGAACATTTACATCAAGATGATGATGCACATGTTCTCCTGGTTTAATAATTAATATTCTAAAATGTCCACTTAAATATTTTTTGTAATTTTTTAAAGGTTCTAATATTTTTATGTGTTCATCTATTTTTAAAATAGGAACAGGTTTAGACTCTGTGATTTCGCAATCTTTTTTATAAGTGTCTACAATTTCCTTTGCGTAGTCTTGCCAGGCAGATGTAACACCTATATTACATTCTAAAAAATATTCATTAAACATTTTCTAAATCATCTGTACCATTAAGACTAAACATAAGAGCAATTCGAGGTTTGCTACTCATGTTAATTACGGCATGTGGATATCCAATGTTAAGGAAATAAGCATTACCGTTGTCTAGGTTATATGCTTCTAGTTTGCCTTCACGTTTAAATAAATTTATTACTTGTTTGTCTCCGTAAATAGGTACAATACATCTGACAGCATAACTTACATCATAGTCAACATGAAACGGAATATTTTTTCCTGGAGCAAGTTTAGTAATTCTAATTCTACTTGCTGGTGCTTTTAATTGTGTAATTATTTTTTCAAAATAACTGCCTGTGTAATCTTCTGTAGGCACATTATATAAATGTTCTTCTTTTCGTCTTAACCTTTCCTTGATACTTGTAGTATAAGGTAATATTTCGCTAGGTGTAGTTAAATTAATTTGTTCAAAGTTATCATAAACATGGGCAACTAACTCCATATGATTATCACACAACATTGGGTTTGCTGTTTTTACATCAACAAATTTCCCTGCAAGTGTGTCACAAGCATCTTGTAATTGTTTTAGGTCAATATCTAAATTGTAATTATGTATACTAGGTAAGTGTTTCTTATTCATTAATTAGTCCTTTCAATTTACAATAACTTACATAATTTTCCCACGTATTGTAAGGCCAAAGCAAAAAACTTGCTATCTTTCTTGGTTGATTATGGCTTGATTCAATCCTGTGCCAATTGCCAACGTTAAGTAATACAGCATCTTTTTTTGTTTCAAATTTATCTATAATTTCGAATTCTTCTGTATCATTGCGTGGCAAGTTTCTTTTGTCCCAGCTCTTATACTTATTAAGTTTTTTGTCAAATCCAAAAAATGTTATATCTCCTACAGGTTCACTGAGCAAAATATTTACAGCCGCAGGACAAGTCATATGTTGCGGAATCTCATTATGGATGCTATGTTTATTATTATCAATATGGTATCCATATAATTCTCCAGGCATCATCTGCACAATCTTAAAATGATCTAAAAATGCATCTTCAAATAGACTAAACATATTTAAAAGTCCGTTAAGTTTTAAATCTTTGACTACTTTTTTTGAAACATAATAAACATTTTCGTCATATACTTTACAATCCATTTTGTCTTTGTATTCTTGCGATAAATCATTCCATATGTTATCAATATAATTAAGTTCAGTTCTTAAAGTGTCTGAATCAATCTTTAAATTATACGCACTTCTCATCTTTCTAAAATTACTCCTTTTGCCTTTACTGCTTCTACAATACCTTGCCAGCTATTGTAAGGCCAAAATATAAAACAAGCACTTGATCTTGGTTGTTCTACGTCTTCGCTTATAATTGTATGATGTGCTGATGTGTTAAACAATGTTGCCTTGTCTGTCAATTTAAATCTGTCTACTTCCTGAATTGTAGTCATATCTTGTCCCATTGTATCCGCGGAAATGTATTTGTTGACACTATCAGGAAATAGATCTCCGTTGTTTGAAAATGCCCAAGGCCATAACTTTCTAAGTTCAGGATCAATATACCACACAGTAGTATCTCCAACAGGCTTGCTAAGAAGTATGTTTACATTACCAGGATGTTGTATATCCATAGGAATATCTTTGTGAAAATTTTGTTCGTTACTATCAACATGTGGCAAATATTTTTGTCCAGGATACATATTTAGGAAACGTATGCTGTCTACAAATCCGTTATTAAATATTTTTTTAAAATTAACAACAGCATCACAGCCTTGTTGACGCACAGTCTCGTCCGATACGTAAAAGCACATATCATCATACCCTGCATACTTGTATATAGGATTGTTTAAATGTTGTAATTCTTCACGTAGTTGTGTGACATCTATATCTAGCTCATAAGCGCACGAGAACATAATCATCCCTTATTTTTTCTGCAGTATATTTTTTAGATGTCACATACTCATAAAATTCTTGTTGATGATTATACGCCCCCATTAGTATGTAACTATTAGGATTGCCATACTTTGCCCAATAATCAAACTGTATTTTATTTTCAGCATACAAAGGACTTACATCAAAAATCACTAGATCAAACCCATTATTCCAATCATACTTAAAAGGACTAGTGTCAAGTATTAGTGTAACATTATCACAATCTTGAAAGGTTTTTACAAGTAAATTAAAATCAAAGTAATTGTGATACTCTTCTGGAAAATGTCTTTTAACACTCCGCTTCCAATCTTGGTCTTTAAGGTCTTCGTCTAGTCCTTTACTCTTACTTAATTCAGCTTTACCAATACTATATTCGCCTCTATCAGTATTTGGCATATGATTAAGTTTATGATCGTGGTAACTTTGTACAGCAAAGAAATGACTATTAGGTAATAGTTTACTTAACTTATATGTAATTCCACCGTAATATGTACCAATTTCAATACAGCTTTTCGGCTGTAGACGTTCAGCTATTTCTTGGTGTACACTAATATTTGCGCCATCATGCATTGAATACATCTTGTTTCCTTATAACATTTTTACTATATATACTTACGCTTTTTTCTATTAGGTCCCAGTGCTTTTTGGCATTAACCTTTCCTAATATAAATCCTATTAGTCGATCTTCTGCATCTGCTTCTACACCATGTGCTTGGTCTTGATTGCGTATTAAAAACGCATCTGTTTCTTCTGGCACAATACAGCGATGCTTTTCTTGCCAAGACATGTCTCTTGTATAATCATATTCTTTACACATATACATTTTATCTTTGCTACCTTTTACAACGAATCGATATCCAATAGGTTCGTGTGCCATGTTGTACTCAAGTACTTCAGGCATAATAGCAAGGTGGTGTTCGTGTGTTGGTGTAACAGCATTGCCATCAATGTGTGGAGGTATCTCGTGTTTAGCTCTTGCTATACGAATATAATAATATTCGTCCATTGGCATGTATGTTTCGACCCATTCTATTAGTTCGGAATAATTTTCTTTAGCAACATCTGTCCACTGTTGTGGCTTTCCTAAAGGATTGTTGTTTTCTTTTTCTCCCAATAAAGTTTCTTCGTCCCACCAAATATAGAATTCAGGAGCATTAAATCTATCAAGTATTTTTTGCTTGTTAGGTATTGGCGGTATTGCCAATGGTGTAAAGATAATGTCCTTCATTTATTTTTCCTTTATGTGTGCAAACGGACTAGATAATTCCATGTAATCATTTTTAATATTTAACTTAGGCATACCTAGTTCACTGCGCACTGTGTCTATGTTATCTTTAAAATAAATTAATTCTCTCCCCCTGCCTAAATTTTTATGCAAGTATCGTAAATCATATCCTTCTAAATTCAATTGTGGTGCTGGAGTAAATATCCTAGCAAGCGAAAGTTTTACTTCTTCAACACAACAACTTATAAACGGCATATCGCTCAAGTTCTCAAAGAAATCTTTCATTGTATCTTTAGTGATAGTTTTGTCAATGCCAAAATTGTAGAAGGTATTAAAGTACCACCAATTTAAATATATTTGTGTAATTTCATTTAAGTCATAACTACTACATTCGTATATCATTTCAAACTGTTCGTTGTTTGGTAATATAATTTTTTTAGTTTGAATTCTATGTTCTTCTTTATATTCATTAGTTGCCATAGGTGTATTTGGCAACACATACAAAGGATAACTTCTAGCAAAGTCAATGCCTAGTTCAGGGTGTTTAAATAATGTATCAGCCCAACTGTCTGCTGTTTCTCCCGGCAACCCGATTATAAGTTCACTATTAACTTTTACATCTCTAAGTTCGTCTATAATACTCAGTAGCTTGTCTGTTGAAATATTTTTACGCTGGATTGTATCAAGCACCGCAGGTGTTAGAGTTTGCAAACTGATCTTTACATTGCGTAATTTATCATTAAAGTTATCCATTGTAAGATTCATAATTTTTGCTAGGTGGGGAGATCCGTTTTTAGCAAAGCCTGCGAATGTTAACATCATGTCGTCACGGGTTTTGTTGTCAACAATATGTTGTACAAACTCCACATCTCTTGGCAGTATTCCGTAGTTGGCATCTAGTATTTCTAAACGCTTTACATTATCAAAACTTAATACATGTTCGATTGTTTCTTTAACTGCGGTATCTTTTAGTTGTGTAATCTTACTACGACTTACTCCGCCCCAATCACAAAATGCACAATGATACGGACACCCTCTATTAGTTTCAAATGCAACTGCTATATCATTTTCGCGAGTTAACAAGTCATCAAAAATTCCATCAGTATAAGGTGTTGGTATTGCATATTCACTATCACTAGTAGGATCTAAAAACTTTTCCCACTGTAGTTCGCCGGGGCCTGTCATATAATGATCTACGTAAGGACGTTTAAATTCTTCTAAGTTTTGTTCAGGAACATTTGGGCCACCGTATATAACTATACCGCTTGGATTGTACTCTTTAAACTTTTGTGCTATTGTATCGTTGGCATGCTGATTCCATACGTAACAAGTTAGTCCTAGTATATCTGTCTTTTTTAACGTTTCGTGTAGTTCAGGAGTGTCCCATTTGTTTTTATACAACGGTTCAAAAAATGTGTAGTCTCTTGCAATGTTAGGATTTTTCATACAATGAGAAATAAGACACCCTACAGGATAAGGCACCCAGTCATTATACGTACTACTGATTGTTCCTAAAAGGATGGTACTAGGCATACCCTATTTACCCCGTCTCTTTTAAATTTATCATAAGCAGGATTGTTAGTAGTTGCTAGCCACACACTATCACTGGGTGTAAATTCATATTCTCTACAAATATGATGTTGTCTAAATTCTCTATTGCGCCAAATGTATTCTATATCAAATTTATTTATAACTGTTTCAGCAACATTGTGAGCAAAGTAATTATAATATTTGGCACTGTGCGTTATAGCTTCCAACCTTTGATCAGGGCGTCGTGTAAAGATCCAGCCTGTGCGAACATTACGTAACCCGAATGCTTTACTTAGACTATAGAATACATATTCTACGTTGTCACTTATTTCAATTGGCTGTGCAATAGTACTTCCTACATATGCTAAATCTAATGCTATGGGCGTATGTGTTGGAACTTCTTTAAAGTTGCCGTCTTTACATGCAGGAGAACTCATATACTTTATGCAGTTATCATACTGACTGCCACGTTGCACTACCCATTGATAGTCACCGTCATCCATATATATGCTACGAGTCTCGTTAGCCATCCACCAATTTAAACCTTCAGTGATTCCATTTGTAGGATACACATAGAAGTCTTCGAGATCAATTACAGGTTTTAACCATTGTTTTATGTTAGTAGTGTACGGATTAATGGCGTCTAAGTCGCATTTTAAAGCCCGTACAGCGGTGTTTACTTCAGGAAGTGCATAAGTACGCACTGCGGTACTCTGCTCTAATATAGCATTACAGATGCTCGTGGCCACTTGCTACCCTCCATAATATACGTGTTCCCATATGCTCGAAGTGCCAGCGTTTATGTATAGTCACTACTTGTTCTGCTACGTTTAAATCACCGTCTTTCCAATCATGATGATACATATATTTTTCGTTAAGAATATGATTTTGTAAATATTCAATAAGGTCTTGGCTTTCTTTTTCTGAATATCCTACTACTTCAAATATTTGATAGAACGGAAAAAAGATACCCTTATGGTTACCAAAACTTTGTATAAGTTTTACAGGATTGTCTATATCTAAATGATCCTTAAACAGCGGCGTGTCACTGTAACGTCCTGCTTTGTATCCGCAGATAACATTTAGATCTTCAAGTTGCAATTTAACATCTTTTGGCAAGTCTTGATATGCCCATGCATTGTTTAACCAACTTGTTCTACTGCCTGCTGTACCTGTAAGTGCGTATAACCAAATTAATTTTTTACGAATAGGATTACTAGGTTGATTAGCATGCCAGTCTAAGTCGTGTTTGTGACTAAACAAACTAGGCTTGCCTGTTAACTCATCTCCGCCTACTCTAAGTATACCTTCGCCTGCCCATACATCACCGCTGCCTCCGTAAGCACGTTGAGCATCTTTAGGATCTTGTTTTTGCACACTGCCTATTACTTCGCTAATGCGCAACAACTCTGCTTCATCTAGATCTTGATCACGGAAGTTTAATACAAGGTGTTTGTAAATATCTTGAAATATATCAATAAGTTCATCTTCGGGCATGCCTTTTAATTTAATATCGTATTCGGCGCACCAGTTGTCACATAATAATTTCATATTTCCCTACACTTTCCTTTTTGGTATCTTTGAGTCAGCACTGCTTACACAACTCTTAGTTATGCACGTCTTAGGTGTCTTAAATATAGTAAAGCCTGTTTCTATATTACCAAGGGGTGCATCGTGACAAGAATAACTGCGTTTTACCGAACCGTCTGGCTCGCGTATTATAAGTCCACTGTAACCGGCGTTACACCGCCATCCTTCAAAATTGTTGAAATTAAAGGCATTAAAACGTTCTGCTTGGTCCATATAGTACTTATCGCCCTTCGAGTCTTCGAGTTCAATTTGCATATGCCATGGAACACTAGCATCATTCTTACCTGCAACATCTGTAGGCATTCCAAAAGTAGGCTTTGGCCTACCTGTCCACTTACGCTTGCTCTCTGTGTACGCACGTTGCGGCATACCGTTGTACAAACGCTTTAGGTTGTCCTTTGTATACCCGTCTACTACTCGGCTTGCTGTAGGGTCGCTTTGGGGCTTTAGCGTAACGTTTATGCCTTGCTTGTGAAAGAACAATGCATTTTCCCAATCACGTTCAAACCAGTCTGGTACCATTACCATATTAATTGTAACTTGTACGTCATGCTCTTGACAGAAGATTAATTTGTCTGCAAAGTCTTGCATCTTCTCAATGCTGTTTACATGTTCTGTGTGCAAACTTGCTGTAATACTAGCACGATGAAAGGGCTTAACTGCTTCTACATACTCTTTGTGCCACTTCATATTACGTGACATGTTTGTTGTCATGTGTACACTGGTATAATTAGTGTTCTCTACATCGTCTGCTAGGTGTTTTAGTATATCTAAATATCCTGGGTGGAATGTAGGTTCTCCCCCGCTAAGACTAAAGTGAAAACTGTTAAAGTTATTTTCCCTAGCTTGCCTTTTTATTTCATCTATTGTTTTGAGACAGAGCTCGGTAGGTCGGTGGTCTTTACGATCACTGCGGGCGTAAGGCCAACAGTAGCTACATTTGTAGTTACAGAAGCGGCCAAGTAGCCAGCTGACAGTAAATAAATCACGGTACAACAAAGTACGCTGACCAACACTAACGATGTCGTCAAAGGGTATCTTTGAAAAATCATAATTACTCCATTTTAAATCTTCAGTCATAGATAACCCCTTAGTAGTTTGTACAATTCAGGGTTTGCATGTTTCCAATGTTCATTTCTTAATTCGTTCATTTTATTATCGTTTTCTACAAACACATCAAAATTTCCTGGTGTAGATAGTTCTTTGATTACTGTGTTTATTATAGCATCATTCTTATCTTTTTCCAAGCGTTTTTTTAATTTTTCTTTAACTTGAACAGGTAAATTCCTAGGCATCATATACTCAGGGCCATCAACTAACACACATTTTTGTATTAACTTCTTACTTTGACAGAACTTGTTTAATTGATGTAATACGTTTACATTGTAAATACTAGCAACACTATGTACATTTAGATCATAGTTATTAGATATAAACCAATCTACAGTTTCAACAGTTTTAGCCCATTCAGACCCTTTTCTTAAAAATTCATTTAATGCGCCAGTTGCATCCATACTTAAACTAACTGATACTTTTTTACACTGTGTGAACAGATTATGCAATTCTTCAGTAGGTATAACTGTAGTATTTGTAATTAGATTTATTCTTAAATTAGGAAGATCGCATTGTTTTAATATTTTGATAAGTTTATCTTGTTCTAACAGCGGCTCACCACCTAGTAATTTTAAATACTTTAGTTTACTAAAATCACCGTTTTCAATTAACGGGTTAGTAATAATACCTTTAGGAATTTCTAAACCTAGTTGCTTTGCATCAGCATACCAAGAAGTACTAAGTTCAGGCATACACATTCTACATTTATTATTACAAGTGTTACTAATACTTAAATCTAGATAAGTCAATTCAGGCGGAGTATTATTTTCTAAACTCGATAACCCATACTTTTCACTGTCGTCCCACATCTCAGTACGCATACTTTGACCGTTTAGTGCTTCGTCTTTATAGCAATACGAACATCCACTTACCGGAGTATCATTGCGCATTTGTTCTCTTAGGTCTTTCATATACGGATGATTTAATGGATCATTATGAAAGATATTTAAATCACTTGGTACATCGGCCCATCTATATATACAACAAGGCAATACACGACCATCAGGCCGAATTGCCATATGGTTAAACGGCAAAGGACATGCGTATTTCTTTTTTGTCATATTACTCCCCAATTGCTGTTAATAGTTTAAATAAAAATTACATGCGTCTTTTGGCTGTTGCCAGTCATCTAATGATAATTCAAAGTTTTTATTATCGATCCACGTTAACATTTTTGTATACAGCATCTTATTGTTTTCTATTGTAAAATGACATACTCTATCGTCGTTAAACCCTAATGCTTTATCTAGTCGTTTTCTCTTAATTTGGTTAGAGGTTATCCAATGGGATTCATCGTTGTATTGAAAATCAAAAAGCGAATCAGTATTTGCAAAAATACTAACATCATTACTTGCATTATCTAACTCGTGTTCAAGTAAAGCAGGAAAGCAGGAAAGAACTAACATCTCTGGACGTTTTTGTTTTGCGTCGGCTACCATTAAATAAGACGATATATTTTCTTTTTGTTTGTCTATCAATGCATAATAAGAGTCAACATGCTTATAAGTATATCTTAGTTCTTCAATAGGGTATTGGTTAAAACGTTTCCAGCCTCTTTGACCATGACTTGCGCTAAAGTGTTCCTCATGAGGTTGATTAACTTTATGTGCAATCTCAGGAATATATCCTCGCATCGGATCTGATACTACCCAAATTATATGACTATAATTATCTTGGTAATGTTCTAGAAATTTAAGATAACTCCAGTAAACTCCTGATCCACTTACTGCATAGTTGTCTACATCAAACTTTTCTGCTAATTGAGATACCCAGGCATATTGTTCTAGTCGACCGTATGCTACTGCAAAACTGTCACCTAAAATTAGAATACGTTCTTTCATTCATTCTATCTCTTTTAATACTGATGTATCTATGTGATTTTTTACTACATCTAAATAATTTTTAGAAAACTTACTCTTAGGCGCACATAACCCACAGCCGCAAGTTTGTCGTGGGCATGTTATAGTTGGCATAGAGTTTGATTCTAACATTTTCTTTAGGTCTGCAATTATTGCTTTGCCTTCACTTATTTTACCTATTGGTCCTCTAGTACCGTCAAATTTTGCCTGACATGTTTGATGATGGAACACGCTATCAGTTTGCTGCTCTAAATGCAAGAAGAACCAATTTACACTACACTTCCAACCTTTAAATTCACGTAGGTCAACAAATGTAGCATTACGACTAACACCTTTATTTGACAAACACATTTCTCTACTACCACAACAAGGACGTCCAGCAGCCATACCAAGTTTTTTCTTTTCAGTTGTTTTTTGTCCTACAGCACTTAACACTGCCGCGGCTTCTTTTTCATTATTTAATTTGGCATTCTTTTTGTTCCAATGGTCTTTCATGTACTGAAGTTGATCGGCATTGTACTTGTGGGCAAAGGTAGCCCTGCTATCTTTTTCTTCGCCTATAACTCTAGGAACATACTTTACACCATGTGTATCTAAAAAGCTACACAAGTCTTTACACTCGTCAAAGTGTTCTGCATGAAACATTACATTAACACTTAATGTTAATCCATGCTTTCGACCTTCGGTATGGAACTGTAGAATTCTATCACGCACTTGTTTTTTAAGTTTTTCGTTACTCTCAGCATGGTAGCTTACAGTAATGTGTCGCATATTTTCCATAACTTTTTGTGCCATCTTTTCGCCCATGGCACCGTTACTTGTAAGAGCAAAGTTTGCCTTCCAACGATCGGCATACTTAGATTCATATTCACTTTTTAAATACTGAATAAATGGAATGAAGTTAGGATTAACAGTTGGTTCACCGCCTGTAAAACTTATACTTGTAAATTTAAAATCTCTATATTGCATATGTAGATCAATATATTCAAACAGAAAATTCGTGTTTGCTTTAAGTTCATCTAACGTAGCATGTTTACTAAAATTGTCATGTCTAGTAATTGGACAATAACTACAATCATAATTGCAACGTCTACCAGTATCCCATGTTACTTGAAAAACTTTACCGGTAATTAAATCGACGGTATCAAAGCTCAATGTTATTCTCCTTCAAAGCCCAGCTTCTTTCTTTACACCAAAAACAATCTCCACATTCTGGAACATGCTGTCTTGGTATATATGTTGTATGATCTAATCCTACAAATTCGCCTTCGCAGCTTCTTGTAAGTTTTAATAAATCAAGTATGTTATTATCTTTGTATTGTTTTATTACCCAATCTTTTTTAGTTGTTTGCAGCGGACCCAATTTCCAATACGTTTCTTGTGCGGATAATAATATTTGTGATGATCCAGGATCTCTTGCTTCCATTCTTTTGTCAGAATAGTTAGGAGGATTTTCAGTAGTAGCGTCAAACACTGCGTCATACTTTTCTGTAATGCATAGATATTCTATGTATTGAGTTAATATTATAGCTTCGCCCGATTGCCCATCGAA